GAAATGGCAGGAGTCACCGAAGTTCGACTGGTGTTACGAGGTCGAGAGCGTCGAGGGCCGCACCCATATTTTGCTTCACGTCGCTAACTATCCAACAGACGTAGTGGGTTGCATTGGCCTTGGTCTGTCCCTGATGGGGGATCGCATAGCCGTAGGAAATTCTAGAGCGGCGATGGCGGCGTTTCATGACGTCACGGGGGGCAAGCCTTGGCAGTTAAGAATCGCAAATGCACCGTATGCGGCATTACCAAACGGATAGAGGAGTTCCCGCCACACCAAAAACAGGGTTATTACAAAAGGACGTGCAAGCCTTGCAACCTAGCGAAGAAGGCCGTTTACAAGTACAGCAGCCCAGAAAACTACCTTTACACAAGGCTTGGCAGGCAAAACAAGGGCCAAGCCCGAATAGAGGTGCAGATCACGAAAGAGGATCTGAAGGATCTGTGGGAATTCCAGCAGGGCAAGTGCGCTGTTACGGGACTGCACATGACCTACTACCCACGGGCGATTCGGAACGCTACGGGGCTGAATGCCTCGGTAGACCGCATCGACTCGACGGACATCTACAGGAAAGGCAACGTCCGGCTGGTGTGTAGCAAGGTGAACATGATGAAAGGCGCTGGGGAAGACGCCGATATGCTGTGGTGGTGCAAGCAAGTTATCGAGGGGCTAGAGGGTGAATGATCAGGAGCTGATGGAGGCGGCGCGGGTCTTCAAGAGCGATTTTCCCGTGTACGCCAAAAACATCTTAAAGGTGGTCAACAAGGAGGGTGAACTTGTTCCTTTCCGGCTGAACGATGGCCAGAAGATGGTTCACCAGCAGCTAGAAAATCAGATGAAGGAGCAGGGCAAGATCCGCGCTCTGATCCTTAAAGCCAGACAGGTGGGGATATCAACCTATGTGGAAGGTCGTTTCTTCTGGAAGATTACGCAAACTCGAAATGCGAATGCGTTCGTTCTTTCGCACCTTGCGGAATCGACGAATGCTATTTTCAACATGGTGCGCATGTTTTATGACAACGTGCCGCATCAAGCTTTCAAGCCTAATCTATCGTCTCAAAGCGCCGCGACGTTGGTATTCGACGAAATCAACTCACGTTACCGAGTGGGTACGGCACGATCTACTCAGACAGGGCGAGGACAAACTAACCGATTTGTCCATGGATCGGAGGTCGCCTTCTACCCGCAAGGGGCCGACATCGTAGCGGGTCTGCTGCAAACGGTAGGCGGATCCGGCAGTGAAGTAATCCTTGAGTCCACGGCCAACGGTGCCGGCGGCTGGTTCTATGACCAAGTCATGAAGTCCCTGCGCGGGGAGACTGACTGGATTACCTGCTTTGTGCCTTGGTATGCCATGCGCGAGTACAAGGCTCCGGTTAGGCCATACTTCCAGCGCACGAAGGATGAAGAGCAACTGGCCGAAAAGTACGGCCTTACAGACGAGCAGCTCCAGTTCCGCCGCAACAAAATGGACGAACTGGGCGGGCATGACCTGTTCAAGCAGGAGTATCCGTCCACCGCCATCGAGGCGTTCCTCACGTCGGGCCGCTGCTTTGTTGAAGATGACGTGCTGGCTGACGCAGAAAACGAGTGCTACTCCCCAGACTTCGTTGGCGAATTCGACTCGACTGGCATGTTTGAGAGGATCAACGGCCCCTATCGGGAATGGTACGCCCCAAGCCCAGACGACTCTTATGTGATTGGGGTGGATGTAGCGGAAGGCTTAGCCTACGGCGACTACTCCTGCGCACAGGTGCTGGACTCCAGAGGCAGACAGGTTGCTTGCTACCACGGCCACATAGATCCATGGGAGTGGGGCAACATCGTGGCCAATCTCGGCAAGCGCTATAACTCCGCATACATCATCGTCGAAAGAAACAACCACGGGCTGACAACCCTGCGTCGATTGCAGGAAGTTAATTACCCGTCTCTGTTTGTTGAGAGTTCTGTGGATGGTGCATACGGAGATCGCATGACCAAGCGGGGCGGCTTCCTCACCACGTCAAAAACCAAGCCTCTGATTATCGACAACCTTGCCGCGTTACTCCGTCAGCGCGACTCGGGTGTTGCAGACCTCGACCTGATTAAAGAGTTGCGCACCTATGTTATTGACGAAAAAGGGGCTACCAATGCTCAAAACGGCTGTTATGATGACAGAGTGATGGCGTTCGCCATTGCCCTCCATGGATTGGCTTCTATGCCGCGCCCGAAAGTTTTTCCGGCGGCGCGACGATTCAAAACCGTTGACACCGTGGTGGGATATTAATGGACGCATACCTCGAAGAGGGCGTCGGGTTTGATGTAGAAAACCCTGACGGCTCCCAAGAGACAGAATTGATGAGCCTTGGGGCGAAGCTCTCTGCTTTGTTCCATGAGTACAAAGACGCCCGTCGTGAAACCGAAGACGAGTGGATCAAAGACCTCCGGCAGTTTTCTGGCCAGTATGACCCCGACACCCTTGCGCGACTGAGCGAAGCCTCTGGATCCCGCAGCAAAGTGTTCGTGGGCCTTTCGCGCACCAAGGTTATGGCTGCGTACAGCCGCCTTGTTGACCTGTTGTTTCAGTCAGGAGACGCATTTTTTGGCGTAGAGCCTACGCCTCGGCCCAGTATCAATCCCCTTAAACGCGCAGAAATGCAGCAGATGCTGATTCAGAACATCGTGCAGTTTGGTCAGGGACAGCCAGAAGAAGTTATTCGTCAGGTTCTTGCCGAGAACGAAGAGGCTATTCGGCAGGGGCTACAGGAACAAGAAGAGCGGCTGGCTCTGATGGCCTCTGAAGAAATGCAGCAGGACATTGAAGACCAGCTTATCGAAGAAAACACTGAGCAAAAGATGAAAGAGGCCATCCTTGAGGCCTGCATCTTTGGCTCCGGCGCAATCAAGTCTGGCACCGTCAAGGTTGACCGCGTTCAGTCTTATCAGCGCATCGAAGACGAAATGGGTCGATCCTCATACGCAATCGTGATGGAGGAGCAGGCCCGCCCTGAGATCGAGTCGGTCTCCATTTTTGATTTGTACCCAGATCCCTACTGCACCAGCTTGGAAGACTGCGCCGGCATGTTCCGTCGTCACGTTCTGACGCGCCGGCAGTTCAGGGAGCTGGCTGAGTTGCCCGCTTTCGATTCAGAAATCGTGTTGTCGATTCTTAAAAACAATCGCGGGGGCAATCATGAAGAGGAGGATCACGAGCGGACTCGTCGCCAAATTGCTGGCATTACCGATCATGGTGATTCCCGCAGATATGAGCTACTTGAGTTCTGGGGCACTATCGACGGGTATGACTTACAGGACGTGGGAGTCGATTTGCCCGATGGTGCAGATCCATCATCAGACTTTGATGCGAACATCTGGATGTGCTCTGGCAAAGTCATTAAGGCGGCGCTCAATCCTGTAAAGGGATATCGAATCCCCTATAACATTTTTCCGTATGAACGCACTCCACATCAGTTCTGGGGTGTAGGCGTACCCCGCATGATGCGGGATTCCCAACAGACCATGAATGCGGCTACCCGCATCTGGCTCGATAACATGGCCCTGTCTTCTGGTCCGATGGTGGAAGTAAACACCGACCTTCTCGCTGCGGGCGAAGATCCTACCGATCTCCATCCGTGGCGAGTCTTTTTACGGTCTGGTGGTGATGGCTCCATGCCAGCGGTCAGGTATTACCAGCCGGTTGCGAACGCCAACGGTCTTAACCAAATCATCGAGATCTTCCGACGCTTCGCGGATGAGACGACATCACTGCCTTCTTACACTCACGGCGAGCAGACGAAGAGCCTTAACAAGACGGCGACAGGCATTTCAATGCTGATGGGGGCGGCTAACGTAGCGCTCAAAAGCACCATCAAAAACATTGACGATTTCCTCATACGCCCTATGATTGAGTCATTGTTCCACTTCAATATGGAGTTCGGAACTAACGAGCGAGCGAAGGGCGATCTCAAGATCGTTGCTCGCGGAAGCACCGCACTCGTGCAGAAGGAAGTGCAGAGCCAGAGACTTCTTCAATTCCTCTCTCTGGTTTCAAACCCCATGGATTCGCAACTGGTCGATAGAGCCAAGCTCCTGCGTGATATTGCGCAGAGCATGGACATCGATCCTGCGGACGTTATCAAGTCTCAGGAGCAGCTAATTGCCGAACAGCAAGCAGCGTTACAGCAACAGCAAGCTCTCGTCGCTGCAGGCGCGGGCGGTGAAGGTGCTGGCCTTGACGGAGGAATGGCCCCTCCTGATGGAGCTGTTGGACTCTAGGCTTTTTGACGCTCAGCTAAAGCTTGAGCTAGCGGGGAAAGAAGATTTTAGGTACGAGCAAGGTCGCGTAGCAGAGCTGCGCGTTTTGCTTGGCCTCGAACAATCCGCAGAAGCGGTTATAGAAGCTGAAAGGAATCCCAGAAGGACTCCTAGCTTCGAGTAACGGACACCCCCTAGAGGAACCGTAAATGGCAAAAGTAAATCCAGAGCAACTTGAAGCGGAAGCACAGGAAATGATGGCCCGCGCTAGAGGCGAGGTTGAGGCTCCTCAAGAAGAGGACACCCAAGACCCCGAACCCGAGGCAACGGCACAGGCACCCGAAGAGCCAGCGGACACTGCCGAAAAACCTGTCGAGGCTCCCGTCGAAGATGAGCGCGGCGAATTATCTGAGACGGAGTTAGCCCTTAAAAAGGCTGACGAACGCTACAAGAATGCGCAAAGGAAGATGACTCAGGCGACCACTGAGGCTAAAGAACTGCGACGTTTGCACGAGCAGACAATGGCCGAGTTAGGTGAACTGAAGCGTCAGCTTGCAGAGAAAGACGTCGATCTGGAGAAGTTGAAGCAGGTCAGGGAAGAGTACCCAGACTTAGCGGCACCAATTCTGGATCAGATGGAAAGGACGCAAGCACAAGTTGCCGAA